CCTAGAGCCCTTGCTAAAGGGTTTTGTTTGTATGTTAGCAACACGTAGCCTGTCATCTGGACGATCTATTATAGGTCTCGTGTCGTGTGTTGCGTTCCTTATTATGCGGAAGAATCTCTTGTTAGGATAGTTTCCAAAGTAACCATTGTCGATGTAGTAGTAATTGTTGCCCTGTTGTTCTGCGTGCTTGACCGCACGAATCATGCCAGCACCCCATAACACAAAGTCGTTGGGTTTGTCTTTCGCCTCTTGCCAACTGATTATTTGGCCGTTGCAACCTCGGGCAAAGTTGTTGATGAAACTTCCCATGTTGTCCTTGGCAGGGAAATCTCGAAACTTACGTTCAATACAGAGTATATCAGTGTTCGTCATCTAGTAGGTCAATGCGTTGTTGGCAGTATTCAGTGAACAGTCTCTCCTGATGCCAATCATTGGCCATACCAGTGTCAGCAAACTCGTGGAAACAGGGAGTGCCTAGTGTGTAATGTACCAGTTTGGCATCAGGATTGTCATCATACTCCTCTGCCAACCAGTTCCATTCCTTGGGAAGTTCTGCCACACGCTCGTCTCTCGTCCATTCAAATCTATGTAGGTGCGAACCCGTTGCCTCTTGTATGTATTCTGGTGTTAATTTCCTACAGGGCATGGTCATACAGTTGAACAACATCACACTGGACCAATTCTTGCGTGGATAGTCCTCATTCTTGGCACCCAAATATTTTACGGGCATCTTGGTCTTGTAGTCATGCTTGACCACAGCGACATCAAATGCTCCCAACTCCTCGCTCATTCGCCAGAGCTTGGCTATGTCGTCCTTGACTATCATGTCTCCGTCGATGAATATGGCACGTCCCTGGAATCCCGCCATGTATGGCACTAGGAATCTCGAATATATGAAATGATTTGATCCGTCTGTGTGCGTTTCCTTATATCCAGACAACAGATTAAGTGCCAACGGGTGTATGCTCACCGGTTGTGTGGCATGCCTAATTATGGAATTGACGCATGTGTGGAATGCTATCGCTTCGCGTGGATCATATCCTATGAATACTGGTATGGTTTGTACTTTTGCCATGCCCGTATTTATCTACGTATATTATCAGTGATTGAAAAATGCTTCTAGGTGTCCGTCCAACCAACTCAGTTGTAGGTCTTGTTGGCGTAGGTGTCCCCATTTATTGATGCTGGACACTGCCGATTCGGGTAATAGTGTAGTTTCTGCTAGATCGTACCACGTGGTCCTTGGATCCATTGGCTCGGTCTTGCTCTTGTACACCACACACTTGATCCAGGGATCGTTTATCCTCTTCCAGAAGTGTGCGTCACGGCAGTCCCATCCGTTGATCGCCAGCATGTGTATCAGATTCACTAGAGTGTAGTGATGATATACTCCGCTGTCCTGCGTGAATATCTGTTGATTGTGCTTGATGTTCGTTGTCTGCTTGACCTGTAGGCACAGCATGCCGTTATCTCTGGTCAGGTGCCACCAATGTTTTAAGGTGTTGATAGGATCCAGTGCGTATTGGAAACTGTCATGGCACCATATGATATCGAACTGCCCGTCCTTCAACTTGCTGTCCTCGAAGTCCGCCTTGACTGCCGTTATGTTCTTGTGTTCGAAGTCAATGGAAGGTTGGATGTCTACTGCTGTCACCTTGATGTCCAATGGTATGTGCCTTCCCGAGTCATCCTCGACCTCACGTGTGGCCCACCATTCGCTGTCCATGCCCTCGCCAGCACCCATGTCGCACACCGTTGATATGCTCTCCATGAAGTCACCGAACTCCTCGAGGTGATCCAACACCAATCTCGAGTGCTTGTGGCTTTCTTGTGCTGTGGTTGACGACATTAGACCTGTATGTCTTCCATGCCAGCGGCACGTAACCTAACTATGTGTCCCAGCATGAAGTTCTTGCTTTCAAATCCCTTCATGATGCCAAGCCATTGGTTGCGTAGCAGTGCGACGTCATTGATCAATGTCTCATATTCAATGACCTCGTCCTCGCCGTCGACATATTTCTCCGCATCACGGCTTGTCAATGCCCGTTGGTATGCTTCTAGATATTTCTGGAAGTGTTTGCGCCTTATCTTGCGTAACTGGATGTTTAAGTGATTCAGGACTGCTTCTATCTCTTGTAGTTGATTGAAGCGATGTTCTGTTAGTCCAGGCAGATCAGATATGTTCTTTTCAACATATCCGTGAATGCTACATTCTTTCTTAGCCTTTTCTAACTCATTGCGATAATACATCAAAAAGTCTGGTAAGTTTGCTAAATTCTCAGTGACCTTGTTATACCA